ATAGTAGTTCTTCTCCAAGTATATACACATACATGTTTACCACCTTCTCAGGACAAGACAAATCTGTGTACACTTCTCCAAAGTTGCATAAATCGTAGTCTTTAACGGTCTGTATAGCCTCGAAAGCCGATACATCATGCTCCTTTAACCACTGTTCGCAGTTGTAGTAGCCTATTAGATAGTAATCGCTATTGAATGCTTCAAAGTGCCAATCGTCCTTATTCTCTTGTGTTAGCACTTCATCGGCTATTAAGTCGGTGATGTGTGCCTGTAGTTCTTCTCTGATTGGTGTTTTCATAATGTCATTTATTCCCATGTTCATGTTAATTTAAATAGTCTTAATGCACAGCTCTATATAGGTATATAAAACTATACGGTTAGCTCCGCTTACTGACTAGCCTGCAAAGTTGTGTGTACTTCTTGCTCTTACTTCGACAGCTATTGATAACTTACCTAAATGCAGTTGTGTGAATGTTCTTTGTTTTTCAATACCGTAGCCTCTTGATAGATACTTACGCTTAGCTATAAAGCCTGTGAAGCCCAGTATTCTGAATCTGTTACGTCCTTTGTTGAATCCCGATAGTTTGATTAGTCTCATAGTCTTACCACTTCCTTATATTAATAAATAATTCACCTTCATCACATACAAATTTAGCACCTGTTGTTTGTAGGAATAATACCATTTTTAAGTATGCTCCCCTTGACTGGTATATTTTAATCATAATGTGTTACCTATTGTTAATTGTTGTTTGCTTAGTTGATGAGTTAACTATACAGGACTATAAAACTATGTCAACTATTATTTTATATTTATTTCATTATTAATTTATTTCATTATTAATTTATTACTTCCTTTAGTTATACGCGCACGCATGAATAACATACTAATAAACAACTGTAAAGACTATATAGTTATATGTAAAGACTATATAGTTATATGTAAAGACTATATAGTTATATGTAAAGACTAGTTAGTTATCAACAAGCCTGCAACCCTTTAAACTCATAGCCTGTAAAGCCTAAGCAACTATCTACCCAGTACCTATGTCATTGTATAGGTCTATATAAGATATACGCTTAGGATGTGATACAGGGGTGATTAGCTAGTTAGTACTGATTAGGTCTGTTTAGTCTATAGCCTACTACATAGACCCTCACATTCACCTGTGGATAACTATGCTATATCTGTGGATAACTCTACAGCCCTGCACATAACTCTACCACTGAATAGCTATGCACCATAACTGAATAGCTATGCAGTACTATGCAGTACTATGCAGTACTATGCAGTACTGTGCAGCTGCGGTAAGTGGGTTGCCTAGGTCTGGTTAGCCTGTAAAGGGGCGGGGGAGGGGATGTATAGGCTGATTAGTTGTAGTAGCCTCCAAGATTTGCAAAAGAGTGAAACTAAAAAGACCTGTTCAGGCTGTTCAGAGTAATTGTTATTAATCACCACTAACGGTTAGATAGACCTAATAAGAGCTAAACAGGGCTATTAATACCCGATAAAGGGTAACCGGAGAAACAACAGTAGAACGTTACCTAAATAGTCCCTAAATAGCCCCTAAATAGGTAAAGAAATACCGTAAATTAGCTGTATAGACTGTATAGGCTATGTAGTTGTTTATTAAGGGAATAGTGAGTAGGATAATAATAACTGAAAAGGGCTGTAAAGGGGATAGTTATCCTATATTATGTTATCTTATATACTTATACTAAAAAGATATAAAGATAATAGTAAATAAGTGTAGAAAAGACTTGACTTTTAGGAAAAAGTATGTTATACTATTAGGTATAGACTATATAGACAACTTAGCAAACACTTTGCCCTATTAAGTCTTTGAAGACTGTCTCGGAATGCTTAGATACACCCCTCAAACAGCATACGAATGACATGACCTTTAAGGGTTCTTTCTTCAAAGGCTTAATAAGCACTAAATAGAGGGACTTTAAATGACTAACACAGCACCGAAAGGAGACACCTTGGAAACCTTGGAATCTAAAGTCTCTTTAGAGGAGAATGTAGCCCCTGCTCCACCTAAGAAGCGTGGAAGACCTAGAAAAGCCGACCTTGCAAAACAACAGAACAAAGGTAAAGTAGGCAGACCGAAAGGTGACGCTGCTATTATCAATGAATACAAAGCACGTATGCTCAACAGCCCTAAATCAGTTAAAGTCTTGGAGAGTATCTTCGATGCTGCTCTTAATGATGACCACAAATTCCAGTCAGCGGCTTGGAAGCTCGTAGTAGACCGTATAATGCCTGTAGCTGCCTTTGAGAAGGATGTAGTTAAAGGAGCAGGTAACAACGCTATACAGATTAACATTACTGGAGTAACGGCTGTGGATAGTAATGAGAGGGTTATAGATGGAACTTAATGTAGAGCTCCTAAAATGGCAGACAGAGGTCTTCAACGACCTGACCAGATTCAAGATAGTAGCTGCAGGAAGACGTTGTGGTAAGAGTAGACTAGCAGCTTGGAAGATGATTATAAAGGCACTTGCTATCCCTAATGTAGAGATATTCTATGTAGCCCCTACACAGGGACAGGCAAGGGATATAATGTGGAAAGTGTTAGAAGACTTAGCATTCCCTGTTATATCTGCAAAGCACGTAAACAACATGCAGATAACACTGGTTAACGGTTCTCGTATTAGCCTTAAAGGAGCAGACAGACCAGACACTATGCGTGGCGTTAGTTTGGAATACTTGGTGATGGATGAGTACGCTGATATGAAACCCACTGTATGGGAAGAGGTATTACGCCCTGCTTTATCAGATAGGGAAGGCGGTGCTCTGTTTATAGGAACACCTAAAGGAAGAAACCACTTCTACGACCTATACGTCTATGGAGACACCTCTGAAGACGAACACTTTAAATCATGGCATTACACATCCTACGATAATGAAACACTTAAAGACTCAGAGATTGATATGGCTAAAAAGTCTATGTCATCCTACGCATTCCGTCAAGAGTTCCTTGCAAGCTTTGAAGCCCTAGGCAGTGAGATATTTAAAGAAGAGTGGGTACAGTTCTCTGACAAGTCTCCTGAGATTGGTGATTACTATATCGCAATAGACTTAGCAGGTTTTGTAGATAACTCATCAGGCAGTGGGAAGAAGAATAAGAGACTGGATAACACCGCTATCTCAATTGTTAAAGTATCTGAACATGGTTGGTATATAGAAGATATTGTATATGGACGGTGGACGCTTGACGAGACTGCTCAGAAGATATTCAACGCTGTTAAGAAGTATCAGCCAGTGTCTGTAGGTATTGAGCGTGGTATAGCTAAACAGGCTGTGATGTCTCCTTTACAGGATATGATGAAAAGGAATGCAAGGTACTTCCACGTTACAGAGCTATCACATGGGAATAAGAATAAAGTGGATAGGATAGTATGGGCGTTACAGGGAAGGTTTGAGAATAACCTGATAACTGTAGGTAAAGGAGATTGGAATGCAAGGTTTCTTGATGAACTCTTCCAATTCCCAAACCACCTAGTACATGATGATTTAATAGATAGCTTAGCCTATATAGACCAGTTAGCCGTAGTAGCATATCACACTGACTGGATTGAAGAAGATGAATATGAGCCATTGGATATCTATTCAGGCTATTAAGAGATTTAATAAAAAGGAAACCTTATGGAATTTGAAGACTACACAATGTCACAGACCTTGGAAGATTGGGTGCTTAGTAAATGTGAGAACTGGAGAGACCACTACGAATCAAACTATGAAGAGAAACATGATGAGTACTATCGTCTATGGCGTGGTATCTGGAGTGGTAGTGACAGCCTAAGAGAGTCTGAACGCTCTAAACTAATCGCACCAGCCCTACAACAGGCTGTTGAGTCGTCTGTATCTGAAGTAGAAGAAGCTACATTTGGACGAGGTAAGTGGTTTGATATTCGGGATGATGCTAATGACCAAGACCCAATGGACATTGCTAGTATAAAGAAACAGCTAGAAAATGACTTTAAGTTTACACAGACTAGGAAGAACATTGCTGAGTGTATACTCAACTCTGCCGTATATGGAACAGGTATTGGTGAGTTGATTATAGAAGAAGTAAAAGAAATGAAACCAACTACACAGCCTATTATGGATGGTAGTATGAGTGCTGTGGGTGTTAATATACAAGACCGCTTTGTAGTTAAACTAAACCCCCTACAGCCTCAGAATTTCCTTATTGACCCTGTAGCTACAAGTATCGAGGATGCTTTAGGCGTAGCAGTAGACCAGTTCGTACCTACACATCAGGTTAAGATGCTTCAGGAGAAAGGAGTATACAGAGACGAAGAGATTGGCACAGCCTCAACAGATACCGATATAGACGCTGATAAGGAACTAGCAGACCAACCAGATGATAAGGTACGCCTTGTTAAGTATTATGGTCTAGTCCCTAGAGAGCTGTTTAATGAAGCAATCAATAGAGAAATAGATGAAGACGAAGAAGTAGTAAGCTTATCAGACTCTGAAGAGACTAGTGAGTATGTTGAGTGTGTTATTATACTTGGTAATGGCGTGTTGTTAAAGGTAGAAGAAAATCCTTATATGATGCAAGATAGGCCTATTGTAGCTTTCCCTTGGGATGTTGTGCCTAATAGGTTTTGGGGTAG